TGTCGTACTACCACTTACTACTCCACCTGCTCCACCACCACCAGAACCTCCGACCGTAGTGTAACCACCTCCTCCACCTCCACCAACTACTAAATAATCAATAGTTAATCCAGGTGTCTGAAAGAATGCAAAGTTGTGTTGTAATCCCATTATATCATGTTTTTAGCCGATACTACGAAAATGTTTGTTGTGTTAGATGATACTAATGAAAGTACATCTATCTTACCACTTGTAGGAGTTGCACTATATGAGAAACCTGATGGTTGTAACATTGTAGGTGCAAGAGATGCAGATGAGTTAGTACCTGTGGTAATAACTAATGTTGCACTTACTCCCGCTGATAAAGTTGTGGGTTTAATATGTGTTGTTGTATTATCTGCAAGTGTTAGAGTAAAGTATGTTCCTTGTGAGAAATCTAATGATGCAGTTGATGATGCGATTGTTATTGGTACAATGTTTTGAAATACCCCACCAGTCACAAATAGATTGGATTTAAGAGTAGTTGTCCCATTGACCGTTACATTCGTACCACTTGCAGTAAATGCAGTGATAAGAGATGCTGTATACGCGTTTAGAGATGAGGTTGAAGATGAAAGTGTTGTGAACTTTGTATCTACTGAACCTGTATATGTTCCCAATGTAGAGAACTTAGTTGTAAATAGGGATGAGGTTGCTTCTTCAGCAACTAATCTACTAGCTACTGAAGCCGAATATGTTGTCGCGTTTCCAAATCCTGCATAGTTAGAAGAACTGATTTGTCCTAAGAATTCTGCTTGTTGACCTCCACCTGAACCTAATCTCGCGATACCTAATCCACTTGATGAACTAATGATTAAACCTGCTGATGTAAGGGATTTAATAGTAGATGTAGTTAATGAATTACCATTGACAATAGTTACATCACCACTTACACCTATACTACCTGTTACTTGTTGTGAACCAGATATTATTACTATCCCATTAAGGGTTTGTGTATCTGATGTAGAATCTCCTAATATGTTTGAACCACTACTGAATATTACCGAAGCGGATTCTATTGTTGTATTAATTTTATATGCATAGATTGTACCACTAACGATTAAATCATCGTTCATTCTTTGGGTTGTAGTAAATATATTAGAACCATTCGTTCTAGCAAAACTACCTGTTTCACTTTCAGTTACAAAACTACCACTTTGAGAACCTAAGTTAGAAAACTTTTGGTCTACTGATGCAGTGTATGTACCTAATGTAGAATTTTTTGTATCTATACTCGCAGTATAACTTGCAAGAGTACTATTTTTAGTATCTTGTGATTGGGTATATGAGTTTAGGGAAGCAGTTGAACTTCCTATTGTAGTAAACTTTGTATCTACACTACCAGTATAGGTTGCAAGAGTTGCGTTCTTAGTATCTTGTGATGCGGTATATGCATTTAGGGCAGGGGTAGATGCAATTACATTTGTTATTCCACTACCATCACCTACGAATAGGGTTGCGGTGACAGAACCTGTGATGATTTGATTTCCTCTAAAGGTATTAGAACCAGTAGTTGCATAACTTCCGGTCTGTCCATTTAATATCCCTATCTTAGAATTCCAACTACCACTATCTGCAGTATATTGAATTTGATTCACAGTCGAATCAATTACGTTTGTATTGTATGACCTTAATATCGCAGGGGTTATATACCCATTATTGTTATTAGGAAAACTCTGATTGCTATCGACCTGTAAGGCCACTTTACTTAATTCTGGCATATTCTTTTTATTTCGTTGTTATGATAGGATTTGAAAACCATCTGAGTAACCGCTACTAAAACCACCTAATGCAATTGCTTCACCGGTGATGTTACCAATACCTTGTTCTATTAGATGTCCTTTACAGCAATCTACTCTATATGTATCTTCTTCAATACAAAGACATGCCCTTCTACTATTCTTAGGAGAACTCAATCCTAATGTTGGACCGAAGTACACACCAGAGTTGTTTTCTCTATTAACAGAATATCTTAAATTGCCATTGCGTGAGTTACTCCATTTTCCCATATCTTAATAACAACCCTTTCTCAAAATATAATTATCCATTCTTTTTCATATTCTCTCTATGCACTAAGTTGTCTAAGACTGTCTTATCTGATTTATACGAAAGATAAAGTAGACACATCTCTAAAGGATATGCAGTTACTTCTGTGAACTTCGTGATGTCTCCTCCGGCAAGTTCAACAATCGACGAGTAAGCTGACCACTTTTTAGCAAAGTTTGCTTGATGTTGGGAAGGTGCTCCACCTCCTTCAAAAAGTTCGGGATAGAACTCACTAAGTCCGTTGATAAAAGTAAAAAAAAAAACAGCGTACCAAAGTGGATATCCATACCCCACTCCTTAATGATGTGCGTGTTATCCTTTAGTGTATAGGGTTCTATCTCATACATATCACCATTCTTTCTTGTCACTGGTCTATATAGGATATTCATTATCTTTACCCAATTATCATCTATTGCAATGGAACTAAACTTACTGATATCTAAGTACGCACCATAACTCATTTGTGATAGGTTAGGTTCGAATCCATATTCTACTCCATCCCACTTAACGAATCTTTGCAACTCATAATCAGTACGAGTAATGAACTTACTTAACTCCGTCTTCAACATTAGAAAATCTTCTATCGATACCTGTTTCAGATATTCCGCATCTAATCCACATAGTTCTACCATTAGAACTGCAGTGGTTGCTTCTTCATCATCCGCGTATTGTTTCAATAAGTTTTGTAGTTTAAGATATCTATCTAAACTCACATCGTTCCAATCAGTTGGGATGTGTAAAGTTAATTCCTGCACCATATGTAATTTGTTTTATTGTTCTTACTAAATGTTTTACCTTTGCCTCTTCATTATCTAATTTGGCTTGTATCATTATCACACTTGCCTGAAGTGTTTCATTGTGTTCTTGCAGATGTTGTACATACTGCAGTAGTTCTCTTATCTCCTCTACGTTCCATACCTGGTCGTTAGAGTTTGTATTGTCCGATACTGATTGCATACTTTCCTGCGTTTATTTTTCTTACGTTTAATCTTTCCATACACACATACCTTATTGCATCGATAGTGTGGTTTGAGTAATCTACTGGCACATTCTCAAAGTTACCATTCTTATCTACCATCCACACATACTCCGAAAACTCTTGTATGGTATTCTTTGATGACTTAGTCACGTGCAGTTTAAAGGTTTGCATGATGTCTATACCCATGCGAATACTATCCTTTCCCTTTCTTACACCCTTAATATTGAAACCGCTACGATATATTTCTTCTATTAACCTTCCCTCTGCACTATCCGCCCATATCTCTGCCCTCTCTACTTCTAAATCTCTTAGTACCTTTACTATCTCTCCTGTCACTAATCCCTTACTATATAACAACTCATCTATATAAAGGTTTGTATCCCATTTGTATATCGCCATTATCGTAGTTGGGTCTATACTAAAACCAAAGTCCATACCGAATGCAACGAACTCTGCCTCATCTGGTATGGCATCTATTACACTTATGTTAAAGATAGTACCAACATTGTTGCCAGGTATCCCTAATCCGTATATCTTGTAATACTCTGGATTAACCTCTTTAAGACGTTCAATCTCATCAACGATGGATTGTTCCAAAAAAGGATTATCCCTAAATGTAGATATGTACAAATCGCTCTCCGGATGTGTCTGAATCTCATTGAAGATGTAGTGGTTAGTTCCGAAGGATGGGTTATACGCTAAGATAGTTTTAATCCGCGTTCTAATAAAGAGCTGAAAGTAATCCTCTCTACTTAACTCATTACACTCGTCAATGAATAGGTAATCTCTACTACTTCCCTTTCTCTTCTCTGATGAATCGATAGACATAAACTCTACCATACTCCCATTCTCAAATGTATATATGTGTTCCGTTGCACTCCACCTATCTTCATCCCATATGTTTAACTCTTTCAGTATACCAATCCAATCACGCATAATCGATACACGCATAGATGGGAATGATTTCCTTACAATAGAAACAACCATACCAGGTTCTGATAGTGCCTTTACTAATATCCATTGTAGTGCTGAATAAGATTTAGATGAACGAGTACCACCTTGTAGTATGCATATCTTTCTACTTCTATCTATATCCCTATATGTCTTACTCGTCCTTATGTTTAGTTCCATCTAAGATGTGTATTGAGATTTGTTGTATCTTTGCATTGACTTCCATTGTACCTGTGACATCAATCGATTTTAATTTAGGCATAGTGTATTCTAGCAACTTTAGTGCTAGTTCCATTGCCCTTTCGGGATTGCGTTTCTTTATCTCCTCTAAATCTTTTGAGATGGTACTTAGTGTATTATTCACTGCACGAGATATCGTCAACTTCATTTCTTCGGTTGAACGATTCAATGCACCTTTAGGTCTTCCTGTTGCTAATTTATGACCTTTTTCAAACCTTGCCATTATTTTCCATTTATTTAATGTATATAGATAATAACACGCGATGTAGGGAGTTGTATGTGATGGTGTATATATGTATATATAGATATACGGATTATTTCATAAATCTACTCCATGTAGATATGAAAAGGTCAATATCCTCAATGGAATAGGATTG